AACTACGAAGCAGAGCAGATGCAGCGAGCGATCGAAAGAAAGATACGAAAATGGAAACGGATAGCTGAGGGGGCAGCACAAGGGGCTACAGTAAAATTGGCAAATGATAAACTGTTTGAGTTGCATAAGATGATGAAAGAACATCTGGAACATCACCCAGAGATACGGAGGACACCAAATCGGGAAAAAACACGTGGACTGACGGAGAAAAATCCAGAAGTTAGTGTTGTAAAAGCCGCCAAAACTGATATAATGAAATCAGGTAATATTGTAAGAGCATATATTGATTCCGGAAGGGTAAACACCAAAATTAATGCCGACAAACAGGGGCGCCACATAAAGAGCTCAGATAAGTACATAGAAGGCAGGAGTTACTTGTACGGTGAGATCGGGGAGGTCCAAAAGCTTGTCGATGATCTGCAGGGAACCGGTGAACCTGTGTTTAAACCAAGCGGCGAATGGAATAATAAAGAAAAGGTTGTTTCAGATAAGCCGATCGGGGTTAATGTGGATCCTTTGGGAGAAGAGCAGGAAACAAGAAAGGCAACAATCCATTATTCAAAAACAGGGACGCATGTAGTGCCAAGGAAGGAGAATTGACATGAGTTTAAAAGAGTTTTATTCAAAAGAAGTTAATATTGTCGATGTTTCCGGAAAGCACTGGAGTGGAGTTGCTGAAGACTATTGCTTTCCAGATGAAAATGAATCAGGAAATGAAAGCCTGATTGTTCGATGCAATGCAAGGCTGATTGAATTTGAGACGGTAGACATAGAGACAATAAACACTGTTTAATACCACTGATCTGTAAAAGGACCGGTGGTATTTTTATATTTAAAAGTTGCGATATCGCAACAGGAAGGAGATCTTACATGACTACAGGAGTGCGGATCACGGCTATTATTTGCATTACCATTTTGGTAACTTTAAAGATGCTGTTAGATTCCATTGATAAGGATAAGAAAGGGTAAGGTGATCCGGATATCTTCCTTTGAGGCGCAGGGTTATGCGTCTTATTTTTATGCCCGAAGGCGCTATAAACTACGGTGAGACACACTGTTATCAACTGTTCGTGCAAACAGCACATGGAGACACCATTTAACTGTGAAAGGAGATTATAAACTATGAGACTTGGAAGATTTATACCTATGTTTGAGGCAGATGGAGGACAGAACGGATCTGGAGGTGGAGGAGCTGCCACAGGTGCAAACCAGACACCACCAGCCGGTACTGCCCAGCAGACAACTCAGACTGCTGCTCCTGCTATTGATTACGATAAGATCGCTCAGCCGATAGCAGGGAAACAAGCTGCTACTGAGGATAGCGTCTTGAAAGGGTATCTCAAACAGCAGGGGCTAAGCCAGGAAGAAATGAGTCAGGCTATAGCCGCATTCAAACAGCAGAAGGCAGCTTCTCAGCCGGATGTGAATGCCATGCAAACACAGCTTGCACAGGCGCAGGCTGCTGCTCAGCAGGCAGCAATTGACAAAGCGGCTACGATGGTAGCGATCGGATTAGGTATTGATGTAAAAACAGTTCCATACGCCCTTAAGATGGCTGACTTGACTCAAGTCATAGGCCAGGACGGCAAGATCAATGATGAGACAATGAAAAACGCTTTAACAAAAGTACTGGAAGATGTGCCTGCTCTAAAACCCCAGACCGGGCAGGCTACTGGCTTTGTACAAGTGGGAGCCCCTGGCAGGGTAGGAACCACAACGGCTATTGATGCAGAATTGGACAAAATTTTTGGAGTTAAAAAATAGGAGGAAATTTATTATGGCAGTGTTAAGTTATGTTACACAGTTTCACACCAGAATTATTGATATGTATGGGCATGAGTTAAAATCAAGCGCACTGTACAACAGTAATCCGGATATCAAGATTATAGGGGCAAAGGATATCAAAATTCCCCGCATTGCAGTGAGCGGTTATAAGGATCATGATCGGAATACGTTAGGTTTTAACGGCGGGAATTACTCTAACAACTTTGAAACCAAATCTCTTGACCACGATAGAGATATTGAGTTTTTCATTGATCCCATGGACGTGGACGAAACAAATCAGATCATGTCCATTGCCAATATCCAGGCAAGATTTGAGAAACGACAGGCAATTCCTGAGTTGGACTGTTACACATTTTCAAAGATTTATTCCGAAGCCGAGAGAGTCGGGGCGGAGATTCGGACCAATGCAGTGACCCGCGCCAACATTCTTGCAGACTTTGATGATAACTGTGAAAAGTTTGAAGACTTAGGCATTCCGTTGTCCCGATGCATTCTTTACTGTACAGCAGCTTACCGTAAGGAGTTAAAAAATGCGGAAGGGCTGCAGCGAACCCTGGAAGCCAATGGCAGCACCAAGATTGACCGCAGAGTACATGGCTTAGATGACCTGGGGGAGATTGTAACCGTTCCGTTGGAGCGATTCAAAACTACTTATGACTTCACAGAGGGATATGTGGCTGATGCCTCCGGAAAGCAGATCAATTATATCCTGGTTGATCCGGAAGCGCAGGTTTCTAGAGTGAAGTACTCTTACATCAATGTTTACACTCCGGGGCATGATTCCAGAGTTGCAGACAATTACATGTATCAGAATAGAAGATTTAATGGCACATTTGCGCTGGATCAGGAGTTAAAACAGGCTTGCATCATCAATAGGGAGGCGTAACCATGAAAGCAAAAAAAGAAAATAAGGTGTACACGATCACCGAAACAGAGAAGAAACGTTACCTTGATACGGGGTATGATATTTATGGTGACGATGGGGAGCTGATAGAGCATTCCCCTCTGAAGAAGATTACAGTCGCAGAGCATGAAAAAGAAGTATTTGCTTTGAAAGAGGAGAACGCCGCATTAAAAGCTCAGCTGGCAGAAAAAGAAAAGCTTGCAAAGGAAAAAGCGAAAGCAGGTGAGTAATATGCCCTACGTTCCCTATGTAACCCCAGAGTATTACAAAGAAACCTATAAAGGCAGCATAGTACCGGAAGAAGACCTGGAAACGCACCTTCGGCAAGCCAGCAGGCACATTGATTCCCTGACCTACAATCGCATTGTGGGCCGGGGATTTTCTTCTCTGTCAGAATTTCAACAGGAAGTCATTCAGGAAGTGATCTGTCAGCAGGCTGACTTTGAGTTTGAGAATGCGGACGAAATCAACACAATCCTGTCCAGCTACAGCATTAATGGAGTGTCGGCACAGTTTGGGAGCTCCTGGAATGTGTTCATGGATAAAGGCGTGGCTATGAAGCGTGATGTGTATGCCCAGCTGTCCCAGACGGGCCTGTGCTGCCGGTTAGCGAGGTGAGTCTATGAAATATCCATGTTTGGTACCGAAGCGGCTCTGTAAGACAGACATATCATTAATCCTTTATGAAGAAGGACTGTCTGAAACTGGCGGTCCTTTGGTGGCTGCAGATCTTCCGGACTTAAAATGCAACTATCAGGATTCCGCTAAGATGATCATGGATACAGATCAGAAGTTGGTGCAAATATCGGGAATCGCTTTATTCCCCGGCGATATTTATACCGACCTGCCTGTGATCAGCGGAGGAGAAGCTACGATCTTTTCTAAAAATCGTACTATTATTCAGGCTCTAAAAGTCAGGAATCCGGACGGAACGGTTAACTTTACAGAACTGAGGCTAGTCTAATGAAGGTGAATGTTACGGTAGAACTGGATCAAGGTAAGCTTAAAGAGATCCAGGAGGCGATTGAGCCATCGATTCAACAGGCGGTTGCTGCTGTGAAATCTGATATTGTAAGCAGTCAGGTGGTTCCTAAAGAGACCGGTGAGCTGGAGCGCAGTTCTTTCATGAAAAAGAAGTCAAGATCCAAGTATCAACTTGTTTATGATACTCCTTATGCAAGGCGGCTTTACTGGCACCCGGAATACAACTTTCGAACTGATAAAAACCAGAATGCCGGGGGGCTGTGGCTTCAGGTATATATTGATGGTGCTAAGAAAGATTTCTTTAAAAATGCCTTTAAGGCTCGGCTGAAAGCAAATGCAAAGGGGTTGATAACATGACGCTGACAGAGGTAAAGGATTTTCTGAAATCCAAAGTAGAGTGTCCCTGCTGGTACATTGGAAAAATCAATGGAAATGATAAACAGTGTATCGGAATATATCCCACACAGGGGCCTGACCGTCCTGTCCCATTAGGCGGCTTAAAAAATAAGTCCTACGACACCAGGGCAGTATCCATCCTGGTCCATTGGGGAGCAGATGCGGTTTGCGCGGAAGCAAAAGCGCAAGAGCTATATGACCATCTATATGGAAAATCTGGGATTGTGGGGGATAAAGAAGTGTTTTTGTTTGATATGCGAACGGACTCCCCTGTGAGTGTCGGGACAGACAGTAAAGGTATCTATGAATATGTAATTAATTTTGTGATCTATTACAAGAAAGGATGATAATATGTCAAGTTTAGGAGTATTTCCAGTTTACGGTTTAGTATTTAAGATTGGCACGAAAGGAAAAGCCAGTACAGAAAGTGACATGAGTGAAATTGCTGATATGGAAAGTTTTGAAATCAGCATCGATGGAGGCGTCCAGGATTGGACTCCTATGACAACAAAAGGCTGGGCAAGATCCCTGATGACCGCCAAGAAATTCAAGGTCAGCTTAAAAGGAAAGCGGAATATCGGGGATCCTGGAAATGATTATGTGGCAGGTGTTGCGTGGAAAGATGGCCTGGATTGTAGTACGAAGGCTACGGTTGAATTTCCAGATGGCGGAAAGCTGGCTTATGATTGCGTATTAGATGTGAAATCAATTTATGGCGGTGATTCCACCAACGTAGCTCCGTTGGAATTCGATATGGTCGGAGACGGGCGGCCAGTTTATACACCAGGGGACGGCACTGAGACAGGAGAATAAGGAGGAGATAGATATGGCAAGAGCTTATGACATTGTTGCAAGATTACAGAGCGGAAAGGAACGGCCTACAGTCAAAATTGACGCAGACCACGAATACAGGATTAATACAAGCAAAAGCGCGGTGCTTTTTATACGGGCTTCTACAGAGGATCGGGAAAAGGATGAATTTGACAAGATCGATGATATTATCAAGATCACCCTGGGAGAAGAAGCCTTCGAATACATCATGTCTCAGGATCCAACCATGGATAATCTGAGCCTTATTGTCAATGTTATCATGGCAGCGATTGCCAATGAGGATTTGGAAAAGGTGGAGGCTGAAGCCGGGGAGGAAAGACAGGCAGGAAAGAAAAGAAAATAGTTCCTGGTATGATATTTTTGAAGATTGGGAGCTGATAGAATCCTCCTTTGCTATGCAATACAATATCCGCCTTGTCGAAGCCGAGGATATGGATTGGAAAGAGTTTTGCACGTTATTATCCGGGATCATGCCGAAGACGCCTTTGGGGCAGATTGTAAGTATTCGAAGCGAAGAGGACAAAGATGTACTTAAACAGTTTTCTAAAGCGCAGCATGAGATCAGGAACAGCTGGCGAAGCCGCCATAATCCTACTGAGGGTATGACGGAAGCGGAAAAAGCAAAAGCGGTAAAAGAAATACAGGAATTATTTGCGCGGGCGTTCGGGTAGAATGCCCGTTTTTCTATGAAAGGTAGGTGAGAAGATGACTGACAGCGTAGGAAGAATCGGCTTGGACTTAGAAGTGCAGTCCGATATTGGGAGGCAAATATCCGATGCTGCCCAGAAGATCGGCACCGGACTGAAAGGAAGTCTCGAAAAGGCAACGGTAGGCGTTGACACTAAAAAAATGTTTCAGGATATGGACAATCAGATAAAGGTGACAATGCAGAACGTTAGCAGCACGATCAATGCAGCACTGGACAAGTGCTTTGGAAAAGCCGGAACTGAAATTGATGGTTTGGGAGAACGCTTAAGTGCTGCTATTGAAAAGGCTCTTTCCCGGTTTACTGATGTTAATGTTTCCGCCTCTTCTGTAGACAACGCAGCTTTGTCCGGTAAAAATGTTAGCCCTGCAAAGCCGAGAGGACCGCCTGTAAAATTACCAGTAATCAAGGTTGATCCCAGTTCTGAGATATTGGGAAATCAGGCGGATCAGATCGAAGCAGTTATTAATAATCTTGGTAAACAGATTGATGTCCTGGACGAAAAACTTATAGATTTAAAAGGCTCTTATGATCGCACCTTTAACGAATCCAAGAAATCCAAGATCCAGGAGCAGATTGTAAAAACAGAAGGAAATATCATTAATCTGCAGGGTAAAATTGAGAATCTGGGAGTACAGTGGGATGCCATCAACAAAAAGATTGATGAAATGGCGGTTGAAAGCCAGCGGATTGGAAGCTTTAAGGGGGCCAATGTTAAGATTCCCCAGGCAAATGCCGCGCCTAAAGTGGCAGGCTTGCAGGACATTTCTGGCAGTATTGATACTGCTAAAGTAAGAGCCATGGCATCTGTGGGCCAGATCAATCAGATGTTCGCCCTGATCGGTACTGGCAGTGCACTGAACGGAGTGAATTTCTTAAAAAGGGGCATCACGGACCTGTTTAAAATCCTTGGAGGTGGAATTACTGGAGCGGCAAGAAAGGTGACCAGTTCTCTTGGTAACCTATTTCGAACGGCTGGTAATGGAGGAATGAAGCTGCTGAAAGCTGCGGGGCAGATTACTCTTTTCGGAAGAACCCTAAGAAAAAGTAGTAACAATGCTTCCAGTGCACAAAACGGAATGCAGAGGCTGCTAAAAACGTTAATGATCTATCGGCTGATTCTCCCCATGGTAGTAAGCGCAATCCGCTCCATGGGTAAACATTTGATGGATTCCATGAAGGCCAATGATCAATTTAATAATTCTCTGAAACAGATCCGATCAAACCTGAATGTAGCGTTTACTCCTATTCTGCAGGCTATTATGCCGGCCTTAAATATGCTCATGGCTGCGCTGGCACGAGTCACTGGCTATGTAGCAGCATTTGTAAGCCTATTGTTCGGTAAGACGCTGTCAGGGAGCGTAGCAGCCACAAAGAGCCTTGTGGCTGCGAAATCGGCTATGGGGGCTTATGGAAACAGCGCAAAGAAAGCAGCAAAGGACGCACAAGGCGTAAGTACTGGGATTGATGAACTTAATATCCTGAAAGATGATAGCAGCGCTGACGACGGTGGCGGAGCAGGGACACCTGAAATAATCACTCCTGATATTGATACAAGTCAGATGGATGCGATTGGCTCCGTTGCAGAAAAAGTAAAAAGCGTTCTAAATCAGTTATTCAAACCCTTAAAAGATTCCTGGGATCAAGAGGGTAAGAATGTAATTGACGCTGCTAATTATGCCTTTACAAACGTCATTGGTTTGGCTAAGTCTATTGGATCCAGTTTTCTGGAAGTGTGGACAAATGGAACCGGGGAGCAGTTTTGCAATAACATCTTGCGCCTTGTATCGCTGATTTTTAATGTTGTAGGTGATATAGCCGGGGCATTTAAAAAAGCTTGGGATGAAAACGGGAGAGGGACGGCTCTTTTGCAGAGCATCTTTGATCGGTTAAATTCCTGGCTGGAACTGATTCTTACGATTGGGGAATCGTTCCGCACCGTTTGGAATAATGGAACCGGGGAATCCATCATAGGTCATATCCTTGAGATATTTACGAATATCAACAATGTGATTACGAATATCCGGGATAACTTCCGGACGGCATGGGAACTTGATGGAACCGGGACAGCAGTGGTCCAAAACCTAATGGATCTGTTTGACGGCCTATTGGGATCAATCGATAGAATTACCCAGTCTCTATCGGAATGGAGTAAGACTCTTGATTTTGGTCCCCTTATGAAGGCGTTTGAACGCATTACTGCCGCTGTAAAGCCCCTGGGGGATAAATTAGGATCAGGGCTTGAATGGTTATTTAAAAACATACTGGAGCCGCTTGGAAAATGGGCACTGGAGCAGGCTGTTCCTGCCGCCCTTGATGCAATTACTGGGGCCCTTGAGTTCCTAAACAGTGTTCTGGACGCATTGATGCCTTTAGGAGAATGGCTTTGGAACAACCTTTTAAAACCACTGGCATCTTGGACCGGCGGAACCATCATGGATATCATCAAAGGTATTACTGATGTATTTAAAGGTCTGAGTAACATCTTTAGGGAAATAGCAAACGGTACTGACTGGTCGACCATTGGTCAGATGTTGATGGAAGGTTTTGTTAACGGTATTTCTTCTTTTGCTGATTGGGCATGGGGGAAAATTAAAGAAATCTTCTCTGGTATTATTGATGTGGTGAAGGGAATTTTTGGTATTCATTCACCCTCTACGGTATTTGCTGAAATAGGGGTTTTCCTGGTTCAGGGCTTCCTTGATGGTTTTTTAGAGATGTGGAATACCGTATCAGGTACTATCAGTACGGTCATAGGGATATTGGTAGGCTTTTTTTCGGGATTCGTGAATGGAATTATCCAATTGGTTACCTCCTTGTTGGATATTTACCTAAAGCCATTTGCATCCTGGTTCATGGATACGATGCTACCAGTGATAAAAAATGCACTATCTGGGTTGATTGCTGCTTTTGGTGTATGGTGGTCAGGAATCAAGGAAACTTTGTCTTACGTTCTTGATGCTCTTAAAGGTCTAATTGATTTCATCGCAGGAATCTTTACAGGAGACTGGGAAAGAGCCTGGAATGGAATTAAGGAGTTTTTCTCCAACATCTGGAATGCAATGAAGACGCTGGCTGAAACTCTGATGAATACTATAAAAATGGTGATAGATACCGTTCTTGCTGCAATAAAAGGGACCTGGGAATCTATCTGGAATGGTATAAAAACCTTTGTCTCCGATCTGTGGGACAGCATTAAGACCAAGGCCGATGAAATCTTTACTGCGATCAGAGATAAGCTATCTGAAATCTGGGATAGTGTAAAGTCTACCATTGAAGAAAAGTGGAACGCCATCAAGGACTGGTTCGGGGAAATCTGGCAGAAGATTAAAGATGTTTTCAAACTTGATGAAATGCTGGAGATCGGTAAAGCGGTAATGAATAAGCTTTGGGACGGCATGCAGGAGGTGTGGAAGAGTATCACAAACTGGCTAGATGGTGTCGTGAAGGCAGTGGGGGAAGCCTGGGATAAGGTGGTCAGCGGGGCTAAGAATCTATTCAGCAAAGCTAAGGCTGATGCAGAAGAGGAGGAGGACGAAAAAGATTCTTCCGGGCCGGGAAGCAGTAAGGGGTATGTAAGTAGCGGTCCTGGAGTAAAAGGCCATGCAACTGGTGGTTTCCCAAAATCCGGCAGCCTATTTGTGGCAAATGAAAACGGCAATCCCGAAATGGTGGGAAGCTGGGGAGGTAAGGCTGCGGTCGCCAATAACATGCAGATCACGGCAGGTATTGCCAGTGCTGTACAAAGCGGGATGAGATCTGCCATAGCACCGCTGGTGTCCAGTATGAGTACCGTTGTCAGTAACGCAACCCCGCCGCTGTCTCTGGTTGGTACCTCTGGGCGAAGCTCTGACACAGCTGAGCTGGTCCAGGCTATGGCAAATCAAGCAATGTCCACGCCGACCGAGAACATGTCAGATCACTACCTGTCCCTTATGGTGGATCTGCTCAGGAAGATCATAGAACTGATTGAGGCTATGGACTTAACTGTAAATATTGATATCAGGGAGATTAAAAAGAAACTGGCCGATTTGGATAAGAGAAGTGGTTACCCATTAAAAACAACGTAAGGAGGCGGTAAATGTGGCAGTAATAACGATCAATGGCCGGGAGTTTCCGTCTCCCGACATTGGAGGGAATCTGGTGGTGGCAACGAATGTAAGTGAAGGGAAAAATGCCCTGGGGGAATTTATAGGCCAGAGAGTAGGAAGAGATCAATACAAATTTGAGAACCTGCAATGGAAATTTTTAGACGCTGCCACTTGGGCGGCCATGCTGCAGGAGTTTGATAAATTTGTGGTGACGGCAAGGCTCCCAGATATGGTACATAACCGCATGATGACAATCCGCATGTACCCGGGGAACCGTACCGCAACCCCCATAGAATTTGATGCAGATGGACTTCCAACAAGGTACATGGACTGTAAGGTAAATATAATTGACTGTGGGGTGATTGAATAGTGCAGCCAGCTAGTCAGAAATATAAAGATTTGATGAGGAGGGAGTATAAGAATCCGTTTTCATATATCCGTGTCACCATAGGCCTGATAAACCAGGAAGCCCAGGCCAGCGCCTACATTCCGGACAAAGAAAATTATACGTATTACAGCAGCTTTAAAATGCCCTTGGACAATTATGAGGTCCAGGAGCTTTATGCCACTTGTGACCAGGACTACACAGCGGTGGACGGCAGTATGTATTTCCTTCCCAGGGGAAGGGCAGATGTAGTCCTGAATCAAGGAATTGTGTCAGAGGAGCTTCTTGGCCCCATAGAGATACGGTTTCCAATTGAATACGATATTAAGGGCCTTACTATTGAATTTGGCAAGGCCTACCCGGTGGACTTCACTATCGAATCAGATAACAACATGGTGGAGATCACCGGGAACACTGGTGGCCACTTTGTCACGGAAGAGATATTTAACGGCGCCACGTTCCTGCGCTTCACCCCTTCGACCATGGTAAACGGTCAAAGCCGGTTCCGGATCCACAAGATCACAATGGGGATCGGCATTTACTTTGATAACAGAAAGATCCTCTCTGCCACGAAGAAAGAACACATCAGCCCGATCATGGAGGAGCTGCCGACCATTGATTTTAACCTGACAGTAAATAACAAGGACCGGACCTTTGACATTGAGAATGCGGAAAGCTCCGTAAACTTTCTGGAGATCGGTCAGGGCATTACCGTTTTATACGGCCAGGAACTTGATGACGGATCCGTGGAATGGCTTCCTGGTGCAACCGTTCAGTTAAAGGAATGGTCCGCCGATGATGAGCAGATGGAATTTTCAGCAACGGACCGGTTTGACGGCATGGACGGAACCTATTATAAGGGCCTGTACCGGCCAGAAGGGATCAGCCTGTACGATCTGGCAGTTGATGTGTTTTCTGATGCTGGAGTGGACTATCGGACCTACTGGATCGATCCTTATTTAAAGTCTGTGCGAGTAAATAACCCTGTACCGGTTATTTCTCACAAGGAGGCTCTGCAGCTGATTGCCAATGCCGGGAGGTGTATCCTCTACCAGGACCGGGAAGGGATTATCTTTTTAAAGTCCAGCTTTATCCCGGATATGGTGGCCGGATCTGATAACGAGACCTATTTTAGCAGCGCAGGGGCAGTCCTGGATAACACTGCTAAGAAGGCCTATGCTCTGGCGCCCCAGGATTATACGGATGTAAAGCCTACTCAGTATTTTCTGCCAAAGAAACAAACTCTCCGTTATTCTCCTAATCCAGATTGCTTCAACATGACCGAGGAAAGGCAAGCGAATAGCCAGTATGTGGGTGTCGGGTATATGCCGAGGGAGATATGGGAGCATGAGAATTTATTGAGCAAAACCACAAATCCAGCTTTCGCGCCATTTATGGGACAAAACGTCAATAATCAAGGGGCCACAAGATGGTTGGTAAATAAAACCAATATAATTGCAGATCGATTGTATTATTTTAATGTTAAATATTCAATCGCCATTACCGAAGAAAATCCATCAAATTCCAGAATACGCGTACAATGTGCCAATGACTTTTCAACTTTTAGTCCTTGGGCTTCTATTTCATCTAAAACGGTCGAGAATACCTGGGGCGCACAATGGACTTCTGAACAACTTTTGCTTTTTAATCGATTGGATTTTAGGGCGGACTATATTTTACCAACGACAACAGTCACTCCTATATCAGCCATTTTAAGTGATGTACCCGGCTCAGAATATAAGCTTTCCCCCTCAGACTGGCTTGCTGATCCAAGTAATTATGAGTGGATACCGATAGGGGAGTATGTGAACCCGTCATACTTAAATACCGGATATACCTCAGAAGAAGTGGCAGGTAGTGATGGGTTCTTTTCAGTCAATCCAACGGTGGAAATTACCCTGGAAGCTTCTTTCAAATGCTTTGGCCTGACGTTGGAGTTTGGGAACAATAATCCCGCTGAGATGATCTTCCATGCCTTCCGGGACGGTGAGCTGGTGGAGGATTACATAGTAACCGGCCTGACCGCAACAACGGTCATCAGCCATGAATTTGAGGAGTTTGACAAGCTGGTTCTGGAGTTTACAAAGGGGCATCCGAATAATCGGGTAGTCCTAAATAATATCACCTTTGGCGACAGCACCGATTATGTTTTTGAGTATGGCCATGAGCTGACCAAGACCCCAAAGGGGACACAGCTGGCAAAAGTGAGAGAGTTGCAGGTAATCCGAACGCTTTACAAGCAGTCAAACGAGGTGAAGGAGCTGGCAAAGGAAACAATTACCGTCACGGCTGCGGATAACCGGTATACCTTTTATTTTAACAATCCTGTCTATGATTTATCCTGTGCTTTGACAGAGCCACAGGAAGGGCAGGTGGCCGCCATAGTGGAGAGCAGTAACTACTTTGCTACTGTGGAGATCACAGGGGGTACCGGGGCCGTTGAAGTTTCTATATCAGGCCGTGAATATCTTACGAGCCAGACTAAAGTAAGCCGGCAGCTTAACCCAACGGGGAGCCTGGAGACCTGGGAGAATCCCCTGGTATCCGATCTGATCCATGCGGTAGATCTGTCCAACTGGATCGGTGATTACATGAAAGCGGACCGGGAGTATGATTTGCAGTACCGTGGAGAGCCCCGGATCGATGCAAATGATATTACGTTCATGGAGAACAAATACGTTCCGGATCTGCTCCTCCGGGTATATGAGCATACTTTGAAATTTAATGGAGCTCTGTCAGGGACAATCAAGGCAAGGAGGGATATGAGTCATGTGGCAGCAACCAAAAACTAACTGGAAAGAAACTGATTACTTTAATATAGAAGATTACAACCGTATAAAGGGAAACTTAAATGAGATCCGGTCACAGGCACTTATCCTCTGGCCGGATTTTACGTTTGAGGAAATGGGATCAGATAAGACCTATCAGGATTACGGCTTCCATGCGGATGAAATCAACCGGTTTGAGTCCAACGTGGACCACATCTGTTCCGGGACTTTCCCTTTCCCGGTGGGAAGCCGCCAGACCTTTTATGATAACCAGCCTTTCATTGACTGGAAAGAACTGAATCGGATCGAGGAGGCCTGCCGGCTGATCTACAGTAATGTCCAAAGTAGAATAAATGGCCGGAAAACATTAGAAATCACATTGAATGGAGGTGCTTTTTAGATGGGATTAAAGACAGATTATAAGGACGCCATGTATGACGGCCAGCGCCGTTACCGCCTGATTCCAAACGAAGACGGGACCTACAGCCTGCCTGATGCAACTGCCTATACTCAGCAAGGGGATAAGTTCGGGGCAAATGACATTAACACTACGAATAAAGCCATCAACCGTCTTGATCACGTAACAGAGGTCACCTTGACCGTGGCAGGCTGGACCGGGAGTGCAGCTCCTTATACGCAGACTGTAACGGTCTCAGGGGCCACGGCAGACATAGAGGCTATGGTTGTGAGTGCTCTGGCAGATGGAGCTACAGAGGCCGTCCAGAAGGTGTATAGCAAGGCATTTGGTATTGTGACAAGCGGGACAGCTTCCCTGGGAAATGGAACGGCCACGTTTAAAGTTTATAAAAAGCCGGTTACGGATATTAAAATCGGCTTGAAGGGAGTGTAAAGCATGGGAAAGATATGGATGCCGGGAGGCGGTGGCGGGGCTGATCTGGATGTAATAACCGCCGGGGCCGGTGATGTGCTGGCTGGAAAGGTTATAGTGGATAAGGACGGGGAACCATTAACGGGAACCATGCCAAACAGGGGAGCAGTCAGTCAGGCTCTTAACGCAGGTGCAAGCTATACGATTCCTGCAGGCTACCACAATGGTTCCGGAACGGTGGCCGCAAACAGCCTTGCGAGCCAGACCAGCGCAACGGCAACAGCACCGCGGCTTTTAAACGGATATACTGCTTATGTAAATGGAAATAAGATTACTGGGACTCTCTCAGTAAACAGTATACTGTCTTTTAGTGCTGCCGCATACAGTACAACGTAAATTTTATTACAATGGCAAAACCCGTATGCGGCTACCGGAAAACCTTTTAGCGGGGTATTTATTAACTACTCTACTAATGGATACCCAGGAACTGGAGGAACTAGAATTTATACAGGGGCTGGAAATAACACAACACCCGGTGGTTGGTCACAAGCCCTTGTTACCATGCCATCAATGGGAACTACTTATTATTTTAGCGCTACAGCTTATGCGTCCGGATCCCCTGCAGATATGTGGGGAAATACACTAAATGCAGTTGCCGCTACTACATCAAGAGGACAACAAACGTTTACATCATCTGGGACATTTACTGTTCCAACTGGTGTGAGGTCTATTGATATATTTGTAGTTGGTGGTGGTGGCGGTGGAAAATCAGGTGTTGGTAGTGCTCCTGGCGGCGGCGGTGGTGGTGGATACACAAAAACTGTACTTAAATATGCAGTAACTCCGGGTCAATCCTTTGCAGTGACTATTGGTGCAGGTGGAAGTCCGGCAGTAGATGGAGGTACTACATCTTTTGGTTCCGTGGCAGCCGCTGAAGGTGGTAAGGGCGGTTCCCTTTATTGGGGAGGGAATGGTGGTTCCGGTGGTGGTGCTGCTGGATATGATTGGGGGGGTAATGGTGGTTCTAACGGCGGCAATGGCTCTGGAGGATCTGAAGGCGGTGGTGGCGCAGGACAAGGAACCACTACG